TGGCTATGGGCACCCCGAATCTATTATAACATATTCTTTTCCATGTGATTTTGATTATCTCTCAGATATTTTAAATGGTGTAGACCTCGACGGCTCTCAGATGGCCTCTCTTGTTGTCATTAATCCAATGCTTAAAATGGCCTCACTGCTAGGTAATAAAGCGGCGGGATGTGGTAATGGCAGAGGTAATTACATGACCTCTCTTACCAATTTTAATTCAGCTAAAGATCAAGACTCATGTAATACCGATGTGGAAAAGCATTTGCTATTAAGACAGGCGCGAATGAGCCTGCTAGAAGAAGATAAGATAGCCCTGAGATTAACCGTGCCATGGAACCCAGTTCTCCATGCAGGTAATATGATAGAGGTTTATTTCTATAATAAAGGCCAAGATACGTATGAGAATTTTGGCTCAGGCTTTTATTTAATTCATAGTATGACACATAATTTAAAGACAGGCGGATATGGCACCACCACGATGGATTGCGTATCTAGATCAGTCGGTGGAGGTATTCAATAATGGCTAGGTATCCAAACGAAAATAATATCGTATATGGTATTGTGGTGGGTGGTAATGACAGTGATCCAGATCCAACTCAATCTGGCGGTTCTCGCATATATTGCCCTACTGAATATGGTAAAGATGTAGATGTTAAGCATTTACCCTTCTCTCGCAATTTGGCGCAGGGTAATCAAGGTGGTATCACTCACTTTAATCCACCAGCAGAACATGGCTCTGCGGTTATGTGTATGAAAATGCCTGGTCATGCTGGCTCGGGCCACTTAACCATTCTAGGCACAGTACCAAATGATATTGATAAAGACTCGACCATACCTGGTAATAGCAGCAATTGGCCAGCCGTTGATGCAGCAAAAAAAGCTTTAACAAAGATTCGTGTACCAAATGATGTTGGCTCTGGCCCAGCAGGATCTAAGCCACCAAAAGAAAAGGGTCAATATCATAAGCATGAGCTAGTAAAGTACTTGCCCTCTACGGCTACGCTATGGCCCATGAATGGCATTAAAATACCACAGGTGCAGAATATTGCTACCGCCACACAGGCCTTTTCGAGTATACTCACTGGCGATATGCTAAGTATGCTACCAGGTATGAATATGACCCTCGGTTCTTTAATGTCTAGTATGCCAGCCGCATTAAAGAATGAGTTATTCAAGAATTTACCACCCGAAATTGGTGGTGCATTAAATTCTATGTCGGCCCTGATGCAGACCATGGAAATTGTAGAGGGCGGTGGATTTAATACTGCAACAAAGATTAATCCAGCCGTGTTCTTTAATAATGCAGCCAATTTAATTTCTAATTCTAGAACAATATATGATCTAGTCGGTAATTTTAACCAATTGCAATATGACACATCATTGTTTGGCCTAGACAGTCTACCACCAGTTAGCATGACAATGACGGGTGGGCCATTCGGTGACGTTCCAATTCAGATTGATGCAATGGGCACAATTTCTAGCTTGGTACCAGAACCGGTGCAGAAATTGGCTGATGCTTTTGGCTCATTAATGTCTAATGGTGCAGGATTCCCAGGTGTATTTCCTGGTGCTAATATGTTTGGTGGCTCTTCTGGTGTAATGAATGATATGTTTAGTAGACTGCCAAATGCAGAATTAAATAAAGCAGTAACTCAGATGCAGCAAAACGTAGCGCCTGGGACAACAGCGAGAGAACAAGTGAATAAAATAGCCGGCTTAGGCATGACAGGTGCTCGTCTGGCCCTTAGCGCATTATCATGAGGATTAAATAATGTCATCTGAATTTCCGCAATATAAGAAAGATCAAAAGACTACACCGAAAGACTGGAAGGGCCCGCCAGATGCCAGAAGCGTGGATGGTGCAGGTACCTATCCTAATTACCACTCTCAAAAGACCCGCTCTGGGCATACCTTTACTCTGGATGACAGTGACGGTGCCGAGAGCATTACACTACAGCACCGCTCAGGCTCTATGGTGCAATTTTTGCCTGATGGTGCCGTCCAGTTTGTTTCGCATAATGGCCAATACACGTTTGTCTTCGGTGAAAATAGAGTCCAGATCACAGGCGCACAGGATATTACCGTACAGGGCGACTGCTCATTAAAGGTCGATGGCGATTATAATATGACCGTACAGGGTAATCATAATACCACGGTGACTGGCGATATGAATATTACTGCAAAGAATATGAATACAGTTGTGCGTGGCAATATGGACACATCAGCTAAAAATATGACAACAAAAATTGAAGGATCGACTGAAATTACCACAGAAGGATTGACAAGTATTTCTTCCCACGGTGGTATGTCGCTATCCTCCACGGGTGCGCCTATGTCTATTCTAGCCAAAGGCAATCTAGGGCTTGGTGCGACAGGTAAAACAATGTTCCATGCTGGTGGTGCAATGCATATAAAAACAGATACAAATATGGTCATGTCTTCGAGTGGTACATTTACTATGAAGAGCGGAGGTAACATGGCGCTCGACGGAGGTCCTAATATCGATCTTAACTCTGGCAAAGCACAAGACGCGGACAATATGCGAATTAATATGCCCGTCCCAACTAATCCAAATCCCGTAGCGGGCGGGCCAAGATAAGGTAGCATAAATAAGCACATGGTAAACATTATCGCACGAAAAAATGACTATGCAGACCTTGATCTGGATTTCTTGGCTCACCCTACTACAAAGGATGTGATGAAGAAAACTGGTGTCGAGGCTATTAAAAGATCGGTCCGCAATCTATTACTCACCAATTTCTATGATAGGCCATTTCAGTCCAATATTGGCTCTAATGCATTAAAGATATTATTCGATAATGCCACACCAATGTCAGCAACATTCTTGAGTAATGCCATCAAAGAAACTCTAAAAAGTTATGAGCCAAGAATACGTGTGGATGATGTGGTGGTTAAATTTGATTTCGATAATAATGGTTACAATGTCCAATTATTCTTCACTATAGTAAACAGAAACGAACCAGCAGCCATCACCTTATTCTTAGAGCGCATTAGATGAGTACACAAAACACTTCACTTAGAGTCGCGGAAGTAGATTTCAACTCTATTAAAAATAATCTCAAGACCTTTTTACGTAGCCAGTCAGAGTTCCAAGACTTTGATTTCGACGGCTCGGGTATGTCAATTTTAATTGATTTGCTGGCCTATAATACTCACTATATGGGTTATTATTTAAATATGGTCGGTAACGAAGCTTTCCTTGATACAGCCCAGTTACGTGAATCGATTATATCCATCTCAAAGCTAATGAATTATGTGCCTCGCAGTAGTCAAGGCGCAGCCACCAAGATTAATATTGTGGCGACCCCTGCACCTGGTTCAGAAGAAACCGCAGCACAGGCCGTTACGCTAGACAAATATACCAAGCTATTGGGCACCGATATTAATGGTGTCAATTATCCATTCGTTACTCTATATTCTAATACCTCATATAAGGTGGGTGGTTCGTTTAGTTTTGCTAATGTTAATATTAAGCAAGGTGAGGTTATTACTCGCCAGTTCCTTATGGACCCACAAAATACCCGCCGCCGCTTTAAAATACCATCTGCAAATGTAGACACTTCAAGTATGCAGGTATCGGTGCAAGAATCATCCACAAACACCTACACCACCGTCTATAGCAGATATGATGATATTACTGAGGTAAAGGGCGACACACCTGCCTATTTCCTTGAGGAAGATACTGACCTCAATTATACTGTATATTTTGGTGATGATATTATTGGTGCAAAGCCAAAGATTGGCTCAGTGGTGACCATCACCTATCTGGATTCAGTTGGCGATGCAGCTAATAATATATCTAAATTTTCATTTACTGATAGGATCGGTGGTAGATATAGTAGTAACGTAGTTGTCACCGCGACCACTCCGACCTATGGTGCAGCTACAAAAGAAACAGTAGAAGATATTCGCTTTAGAGCGCCTTACCACTATACTGTGCAGAACCGTGCGGTTACCAGCAGCGATTATGAAGCTCTATTGGTAAAAGATTTCCCTTATATCGAATCGGCCTCAGTATGGGGTGGCGAAGATAATGACCCAATAGTCTATGGTAAGGTCTATATTTCACTCAAGCCGACCACCAATTATATTCTGACCACCAAGCAAAAAGAAGAAATTAAAGAAACGCTGATCAGAAATCGTAACGTCATGACAATTATTCCTGAGATTGTCGACCCCGATTATGAAT